TCATTCAATGCTAACCAAGTTAAATACTGGTCATAATTGAATTCTGGGAGTGCTTCCTGGACATACGCAAGCATCCAATCATCTAGATCATTGGGATATTGTACATCCTTTGGATATTTTGCCCACCAGTTCCCGCTAAGGTTTTTGAACTCATAGTTCTCGCCAGCCAGTGTTATAACTGAATTAGTAAACTCAGAAATAATCGGCGTGTTACCATCCATCATCCAAGCTGCAAAGCACTTGTCAAGGAGCTTCATCTCATCAGTAATCTGAGGTACCATATTGGTAGTCAGATGAAATTTAGATAATGCTCTCTTTATATCGCAACAGGAATTTGGATCACCAAACCAAACATTCGGTCCATAGACTCTCGACAAGAATTTAACTCCTGCCTCGCCTCGCAAAACTACATTGGCTTTTAGAGTCTGTCCTACGCGCGCAGCTGCTCTGCGAGCAATCGCAGGGTCAGCATCTACCATTAGACCATCGTCTCCAGCTCTAATGCCTATGCGATCGTATGCAGCAATTGGACTATAGCTGCAGTTGAATTCATCACGTGACATACGCCACGTTAGGTATCCAACGAAAGCATTGCATAACGAGTTGAAGGCAGCAGTCTCAGGAGATCCTGAAGCGCGTGCAAATCCTTGATTGTGTGCAGTCCCGAATGTACCTATACTGATCATACCATATTGTGACCTTTGTAAGTCAAGTACCTCCTCCAAATATCTTGGACGGAATGCCTTCATTACGAAAGTCTTCTCCAACAACCGAAGTGCTGGAGATATGGCGCCATCCATCTTTGAAAAATCAGTTTCTATAGCCCCAATCTTTGCCTCGCAGCAAAGTCCTGTAACTATATGGCTGATCTCTCTTGGCGTGCGACCAAAGGCATACCAATGGCATCCCTTGACCAAATCAGATAGGGTATATATAAAACGTGAATAATGTAGTTTATCATGCGCATTAATAACTGTGATGATCCGTGGATCAGCCAGTTTCCCATAAGCTTCACGTTTTAAAAATTTTGTGAAATATGGAACCCCAGGGAGGTTGTTAGCCTCTTCCAGGATTCTACGTTGTGTAGGACGGTCTTGACGTTCCCACACTTCATCATAATCAACAGGATCCAATTGCCCTTCACAATCACCAAGAACTAAATGCACGAATTCACGTATGCATTTTGTTACGAACCTGTCCGGTTGGACGTCACTTTTAACATTAAGGATACGTCCTTTAACGGCTTGAACCTCATTCGTCTCGCACATATCCGGTACGAAACCACCATCTACCAAGGGATACATATAGGCTTTCAACCCCGGTTTCGCGTCCTGATCAAATCTCTCAGGATTAAATTGATATCTTCTGACATATCTAGATACAGCATACATTGTCTGCATCAATTGTGGTTGTTTCAACACATGCCAAGAATATAGAACAGTGGCTCCCTCATCATTCCTACCTATAGAATCCTCAACACGACATTTAACCATAGCTAGTGTCAATCCAACTTTAGATGTAGAAGCAATTTCATAAATTGCATCATCTGTATTCGACGGCACTGTAATACTTAAGTGTCTATTGACCCTACCTGTAGATGTCATGAGCCTATCCTGTTTTACATCTTCTTTCTTACCAGATTTGATATCAAATTTTCTCGTCCTAACATTCCTCGCTTTAACTTGTAATCTCAAAAATCCTGAATGAACTACTTTTAACTGCTCCAAATCATATTTTTCCAACCACCAATTAGCTAGGTAACACCAGGGAAATGTCCATTTCCTAGTAGGTATTAATATAAGTAATTGGTGATCATCATCAACATACTTCCTCTCAACAATAAACGCGGTTGAGGATAACTTAATTCCAAAGAATTTGTCACTAACCATAAAGTTGTCGTGGGCATAAGTCCAAACTTTATGTTTGTACTCAGCACCACCGGTAACTTTATAAATGACCTCATCCTTTTCATTAAAAGTATAGGAGTATTCTCCTTCCTCTTTCGCTACTTGTGAGGGTTGAAAACAGTAAACTAGTATAGGGCGAAAATTTTCGGCCATAAATTGCGTCATATTGATGTAGTAATCAACGTCAACCATTGCAACAAAATCATCCGATAATGGATCATAGCTGACGGGTGGTACATCGGTATCTTTTGGCCAGAAATAAGCTCGGGAGTATAATCTTTTAGCTCTAACATCGGCTTTTGAGCCCTGATAGAACCAGATTCTCCGTCCCAGCATTTGCGCGAAATCATCAATAAAGTAAGAAGCTGCAGTGCGACGTGCAGCAGACTTACCGTGCGTATGACCTTCTACAGGTGTTACATGTGGCACCTGGAGGTCCTCAAAGACTTTGCGCGTTGTCTCTTTTCTTAGAGAATAGTCTTTACCTGACCAACGCAGTATCTTGGAACGAATATCGTACCAATTTACTTTCCGTGTAAGGTAGCACGCGGCTACAGAGAGTCCGGAGCTACCAACAACACTAAGTGCAATAATTTCAACTATTATTGTACACCTATTTGAATCCACCTCATTACAAGGAGGACCTAGTTTCAACTGATATTTTATTATTACCTTGTAATAATTGGTTTTCAGCTTACACCTCGAGGAACTCAGCCGGTTACATACGGCAACGGTCGTGCACATGTACCAGGGGCGACGAATACAAACCCACATTCGCTGCGATTTTCGACTTACACGCCATAGTCAATTGAAAGTCGTTCCACAAACCAATATTTCGCAATATTAGTTTGGGCAAATCATAGTGTTATTTCTTACAGTTTAATCTGCATCTTCTTACCCTCAGATTGGGATATCTCCATACTTTCATCTGTGGAGCGTCAGATGATTGCGTAGGCTTCGCAATTGCCAGTGCATACTAAGGTGATGCACCAACTCCCTATGATGGTTATACTTATGGTTGGTCACCTTCATAAATTTCCACCGAATATCATCCCAACTTAAAAGAAAGGTTGAACGGCTGTTAATGAGGTTTGCATAACATACACCCTAGCAAATGATGTTCCTGCTTGGGTGGTATAAGCCATATCAATACTCGACGCAGAAGTATTGTATGGAACATACACCCAAAAGGTTACAAAAGCACTCGTAGCCGTAGCAGCGGTCAAAGTTGTATATGAGATAGCAAATGGTTGGTTAGTCAAGGTTGTACAATTAGTTGGCGTAATCACCGGTAAGGATTGTGTGGTGCACGTATCATTCTGAATGTGAACACAAAACACTCCATACACTTGTGTTGGCCAAGTAAGTGTTCTAGACCCGAACGTAACCCCAATAGTATCAATAACCTCCGTGCGTGCTGTACCAAACGGGGCATTGGTACCAATACCAGCACTAACATTTAGAGCAGCAAGCCCCACGTCAGCTTGGGATGTACCAATGGTTTTTGGTTTGCGGAGTTCAATCTCATATGTTGCCCACAGTTCACCAACATTTATATTATTAGCCGCCATTCCTTGTGTGGCTATGCTTATGACCCCCAAGTCATAAGTTTTCTGGTCCTCTCCAGCTGGAACAGCACTAGTTCTCACATACTGCACGTTATATGGATTTTCTTTCGGATCACACTCAATAGGATGACAGAAAGATTCCGTAGTACGGGCATCACATGAGAAATATTCGTTTAACAGCTGCTGCTTATTTAAATAAGCAGGAGCTGTCGCGCGATAGTTTGTAGCCATCATTACTGAGCCTAATGCGGTATTTGTTGATGAGGTTGACATACCTGCAGTAGACACAAAATGAAAAACTAAGCCTTTCCAAGTATATTCTTGGAACTGCTGCGCTATCGTGGACAGCCATGGAAAACTAGAAGCCAGACCAGGATTAAGAGCGAATGTTTGACCAATGTTGAACGCAGTAGGATTACCGGTTCCTCCAACTACATCCCCAATATACTCCTTATGTCTTATTAGAACTGATTGGCCATTCCTATGCATGATAGGTATGCCGTCACTGCCCATTTTGACACAAGAGTTATTGGTGACTGTGTAGGTTCCAGATCCTAACCACTTAGAGATTGAGGCGCCTAAGTCATGGCCCACATTGGCACCTGCTGTTGGCATGCCAATTAGTGTGCCTAAGGCTCCTCCACCCCATCTGCCAAGAGATCTCAAAGCTCCGCCGAGCAAGGTTATCTCTTTGTCAGCAACTTTCTTAGTCTTAGCATTCTTACTCTTTGTTGGTTTCTTAGCTCGAATTGTTATATTAGGACGTTTCTTACGAGCCATGTT